TATAGATTTTGCTGAAAGAGAAGTGCCTATGAGTACCGATGAAGAAATCAAATACTATTCTTGGGCATTCCAAAATGATTTAGAAACAAGACAATCTTATCTAAGAAAGAAAAATCCTGACTTACAGGAAGAAGAAATACAAGGCATTGTGGAACAGATAGATGCAGAACAACCACAAGCACAAGAAGAAACATTAATAGACCAAATCATTAAAGCACAACAATAATGGCTGAATTAGACTTCTATCAAAAAGACATGGAGAAAATCCAAAAGAAACTTCTTAGCAAGATTACGAAAGTTCTTGCTGGATTAGAAGTGTTAGATGATGCAGGGTTGGCACAAGCATTTCAACAGATTGACTTTGTAGATGATTTAAACAGATTAGGATTTCCTGCATTACTTAAAAAAGTAAAAGGAAGTTATGATAAAAAAGTAGTAAAAAGTTTTGATGTTTTAACTGCTACACAAAGAACTAAGCAAACAGTAACAGCAGTTCAAGCAATAGAGATATTGGCAATACTTGATTTAAACACTATCTCATCAGGGGTAACACGATATGCTAATGAATTAAAGACTGCTATGTTTCGTGGATTACTAACTGGGCAAAGTTCTGCAAGTATTATGGAAGGACTTACAGCAACCTATGGAGTAGGTAAAGTATTAAGCAGTAAACAACAAGTAGCATTATTAAATGATAGCTTTGCACGATTTGCAAGAACGACTACTGCAAAGTTATTTGAAGATGTACCTGAACAGAAGTTTGAATATGCAGGACCGAATGATGAAGTAACACGAGATGTATGTGTAGCAACATTAGAAATGCAAGGCGAAGGTATGACAATGGCAGAAATAGAAGCAGAATCACCAGTAAGTTTTGCAGATGGTGGTGGATTTAACTGCAGACATGAATGGATACCAGTATAATGAAAGCATCTGACATAGCAAACTTTACTAAGACTAATTATGGTCAATTAGCATCTCATGCAAGAGGATTGATTGTTAAAGACATGAACGATGGTGTGATGCAGAATGGTATCAAGAAATATAAGTCAAAAGATTATGCAGCAAAGAAAGCAACTGGTGCATTAGGAAAATTTAGAAAGAGTGATAGAGTAACCATGTTATTAAGTGGTGAAACAGCAAGAAGAATAAGACCTGAGGGTAAAAAAGATAGAGCAACCTTAGTATATGAAAGAGGAACTATCGTACAAGCCAATGAAGATAGAGGGTATGTTATTGCAGATTTAAGTGGTAAGAATAGAGATAAGTCTGCATTATTTTTGCAAAGAATTGTTGATAGGAATGTAAAGAAATATGAAAGCAAACCTATCAAGATTAAAATAGGTAAATAAAACAGGAGGGCAGAATGTCCGAAGAAAATGTAAAAGTAGAAGAACAAGCAGTAGCAGAAACTCCTACACAGGAAAATACTGATGCAAAATCAGAAGTAGGTAATTTAATTGCAGAAAGCAAGAAATACAGACAAAGAAGCCAAGCAGCAGAAGCTGAGTTGAATGAACTCAAAGAAAACCTTAAACTTCAAGAACAAAAACAGCTTGAAGAAAAAGAGGAGTTTAAATCTTTGTATGAAAAGATGAAGGAAGAAAACTCACAGTTAAAACCTGTAGTAGAACAATTCCAAATTCAAGAAAAACAAAGACGAGAACATCTGCTGTCCCAACTTTCAGATGACGAACAAGAAATCTATGTAGACCTGCCAACAATGAAGTTGGAAAAGCACATTGAAAGATTGGGGAATAAAAAAGTGCAAATATCTGATGCCAAAGAGGTTACTTCAAGTGGAAAGTTTGCTGGTAATAGCAAATGGTCTGATTTGTCAGAAAAAGACAGACAGGAAGCAAAGAAGAATCCTAAACTTTGGAAACAGATAGTAGATGGCTATAGAAATTAAAACCTTAAAAGGAGAGTAATAAAATGGCTGATGGAAATGTAACAACAACTACAGCTGCTAATTTTATACCTGAGATGTGGAGAGATGCTATCCTTGACTACGCAGAAAGAAAATTCGTTCTTCGTAATCAAGTATCTGACTTTTCAAGTATGTTAGCTGAGGGTGGAGACATTCTAAATATCCCTAAAGTAGCAGAAGATACTGCTGCTGCTAAGTCTGCAGGAACTGCAGTAACTTATCAAAATAACACAGATGGTGTAATTCAACTTTCAGTTGACCAACATCACTACGAAGCTAAAAGAATCGAGGACATCGTAAGAGTTCAAGAATCTGCTGACCTATTTGGTGCTTATGCCAAATCAATGGGTTATGCTTTAGCTAAAAAAGTAGAAAATTATCTTGCAGTAGATGTATTACAAGCTGCTACAGGTAATGATACTGCTTTAAGTTCTGACAATGTATTTACAACTGCATTAATTAGAACTGGTTTACAGAAACTGCTTGATGCAGGATTTGATTACACAGATGGCGAACACTACTTATATTGTTCACCTGCTTCTTATATGTCTTTACTATCATTAGGCGACTTTACAGATGCTAATGTTAGAGGAGATGGAGCAGCCCCAAATGCACAAGGTAAAATTATGTCAGCTTATGGCTTGAATGTTTTCCCTTCTACTGATTGGGACGATGATGGTGGTTCAGGCGATGAAACTGCAACTATCTTCAACAGAAATAGTGTTTACTTTGCACAACAAGTAGCTCCAAGAGTTCAAAGTTCCTATAATAACATGGGCATTGCATAGGCGATTATGCAAGTTAGCACCGAGAAATTAAACTGGAAACCTAACCCTTTAAATAAGGTATGGCAATCAGACACCGAAGGCAGAAACTCAAAAGTCTGTCAGGGGCAACGAATAGAGAATGAACCTGCAATGCAGAATATAACTTCTCCACGAGTTCTCGGCAACTCATCTAATGAGTTGATGATTTATTCTGAACTATATTGAAAGATATAGAAGTAGTGGATAAAGAGCCATTACGATAACAAATTTGATGACATTGACCACTTGGCAACTTCTGTTGTAGCTGATGTACTATTTGGTGCAGCATTATCTCATGCTGCTAATTCAACATCATTAGGTGTTGTGAATTTCACAAATCCATAATTTGGATAAGTGAAAATCGGTTCAATATGGGGCTAATTTCGGTTAGCCCTATATTACCATTAAATAAGAATTTGAAGGAGATTTAAATGCCATTATACGAATATAAATGCGATTGTGGAAAAGAATTTGAGGTACATCAACCTATAAATGATGAAAAATACAAAGATTGTTCAGAAGTTGGATATTTCAAGTGTGATAAACCCAACAAACTAAAAAGACTTATTGGCAAACCTGCCATATTTTCAGATGACATCGGTAGAGGTCATAAACGAATGAAAGATAAAGATTTATATAAGGAATTAGACATTGAGTAGTAATACAAATATAGGAAATACACCTGTAAATCAGGGTTATGTTCAGCTAATTCATACTGGAGAAACTGGAGGAATAGATGGTACACTTCGTACTTTGTATGATGGAGATGGGACTGCATCAGATTTACAGATTGCTTCTAACAAAGTTAAAATATCTACTGAATTATTTATTGGTTCAGATACTTTACAAGAATATATACAAGACACAGTTGGTGCTATGTTGGTTACCAATGCAAGTCATACTAATCTATCTGCTGCTTATGACGATGCAGGTGATGGTGCTATTGACTTAACAGCATCAGGAGATGTAACTCTAAGTAATTCAGTAACCTTATCAAACAAAACTTTAGCTGCCCCAACCTTAACTGGTACAACACAAGGGGCAAGTATCACCTTATCAGGCGATTTAACAGTAAATGGAACAACCACTACTGTAAACCAAACTAATTTAGATGTATCAGATAATATTATAGGATTAAATCGTGGAGCAGCTTCTAATGCTAACGATTCAGGATTAATTATAGGACGAGGTAGCACTGGAGATAATGTATTTATTGGTTGGGACGAAAGTTTAGATAGGATACGATTTGCTACTACTGCAGCAGATGCTTCTTCGACTGGAGATTTATCTTTAACAAATGCCAATATTCACGCTGGTAGATTATATGCAGATGTAACTGGAGATGTTACTGGTAATGCAGATACTGCAACTACTTTAGCAACTGCAAGAAACTTTAGCTTGACTGGAGATGTAACTGCTGGAGCAGTATCATTCGATGGATCAGGAAATGTAGCATTATCTACAACTATCGCTGCAAACTCTGTAGCACTTGGAACAGACACTACTGGTAACTATATGTCTGACTTAACTGAAGGTACTGGTATTGATATTTCTCACACACCAGGAGAAGGTTCTAACGGAACAATTACACTTGACTTAACTGAAGTAGGTTTTGGTGGAGGTGCAAATAGACTGATTACTGATGATGGTGATGGTACTGTTTCTACTGAAGCTAATCTTACTTTTAGTGGCTCTACTCTTGAAATAAACAATACTGGAGATTGGAGTTTTATAAAGAATAATACCAATTCAGGTGGATTAAGATTTGGTACAAAAGATTCTGGTGGAACTTATGCTAATCAAATAGAAATATCTAATACTGGTGGTTATGTAAAGCTTAA